CCGGCGCAAGTGCTGAACGGTCTGATCTTGGCCAACAGCGGTGTCACCGCCGCGGCCCAGACCTACACGCTGCCCACGGTCACGGACCTGGAAAACGTGCTGATCAATTCTGACCGGATTGGCACCACGTTCACCTTCCGTGTGGTCAACCTCGGCACGTCTTCCGCTACCGCGATCATCGCCGCGGGCACCGGTTGGACTGTCTCGGGTTCGCTGACCATGACGATCCCCGTCACGACCGGCGCAAGCATGGTTGCTCGCAAGAGCGCCGCGGGTGCTTGGACGCTGTACCGCGTGGCCTGATAAGGAAGCATCATGCCTGATACCAAAGCAATCGGCGTTGCCTACGCCGACCCGCTGTTCGAGAGCGTGACCGTCACGGGCGCCATCACTGGCGCTTCGGTCGCGGTCACGGGCGCTCTGAACGGCACGCAACTGGACTTGAACGCGCCCGTCACCAAGACGGCTTCGTTCTCTCTGGCTGACACGGAAAACTTCGTCGTCTGCAACGGCGCGGGCAGCATCACCGTCACGTTTCCCACTGCTTCGGCCAACACTGGCCGCGTGGTGTGGATCAAGACGATTGCCGCCCAGACCGTCGTGTCTGCGTCGTCCAACGTCAAGCCGATCAACTCCAATACCGCCGGTACGGCAATCCTCGCCGGCACCGCAGGTGCTTGGGCCATGTTGGTGTGCGATGGCACCGACTGGGTTGTGATGGCTTCGTAAGCAAAACGGGGGCTTCGGCCCCCGTCTTCTCTATGCCCAACATCTATCTGCGTCACCCCATTCATGGCGCCAAGATCGCCACGCTGGAAATGGAAGCGGCTTACGATGAGCGTAGCGGATGGGAGCGGTATACTCCCGGCACCAAGGATGAACCCGACACCGCGCCGCCCGTGAACACGCTGGGCCGCCGCCGTCGCAAGGAGCCCGAGCATGTCCACCACCGCGGGTGACCAGATCAACCGCGCCCTGCGTCTGCTGGGCGTTTTGGCAGAGGGTGAAACGTCTTCTGCCGCCGTCATGCAGGATTCGCTGACGGCGCTGAACCAGATGATCGAATCGTGGAACACCGAACGGTTGTCGGTGTTCTCTACGCAGGATCAAGTCTTCAGTTGGCCCACCAGCACGATCAGCCGCACGCTGGGGCCTACGGGCGACTTTGTGGGCAACAGGCCCATTCTGCTGGACGACGCGACGTACTTCCGCGACCCCAGCACGAACGTCAGCTTCGGCATCAAGATCATCAACCAGCAGCAATACAACGGGATTGCGGTCAAGACGGTTACGTCAACGTACCCGCAGGTGCTGTGGGTCAACATGACCTACCCCAACATTGAGATGTACATCTACCCGGTGCCCACGCGGCTGCTGGAGTGGCATTTCATCTCGGTTGAGGAGTTGACGCAGCCGGCCACGCTGTCTACGGTGCTGTCGTTCCCGCCAGGCTATCTGCGGGCGTTCGTCTACAACTTGGCGATGGAGATCGCGCCTGAGTTTGGTGTCGAGCCCAGCCCGCAAGTGCAGCGCATCGCCATGACGTCCAAGCGCAACCTGAAGCGCATCAACAACCCTGACGACATCATGAGCCTGCCGTACTCGCTGGTGGCTACTCGCCAGCGGTTCAACGTGTATAGTGGCAATTACTGATGCGCACGCCCATCCTCGGCTCCAGCTATGTGGCCCGCAGCGTCAATGCTGCGGATAGTCGATGTGTGAACCTGTTTCCGGAGATCATCCCCGAAGGCGGCAAAGAGGCAGCGTTTCTGCAGCGGTGTGCTGGCCTGCGATTGGTAGCCACTGTGGGTGAAGGCCCGGTACGAGGGCTGTGGACTTTTGGCGACTTCCTGTATGTGGCCTCTGGCGGCGGGCTGTACCGCGTCAGCGGCAACTACGACGTCTCGTTTCTGGGGTTCATCAACGGCAGCGGGCCTGTCAGCATGGTGGACAACGGCACGCAGTTGTTCGTCGCCTGCAACCCCAGCGCGTTCATCTACAACGCCACCACGGGCACGTTCGCGCAGATTACCGACCCAGACTTCCCCGGCGCGGTGACGGTCGGCTATCTGGACGGCTACTTCGTCTTCAACGAACCCAACAGCCAGCGGTTCTGGGTGACGTCGCTCAACGACGGCACGCAGATTGACCCGTTGGACTTTGCCAGCGCCGAAGGCAATCCCGACAACGTAGTGGCGTTAAACGTCAACCACCGCGAGGTGTGGTTGTTCGGCACCAGCACGGTCGAGATCTGGTACAACGCTGGGCTGGCTGACTTCCCGCTCGCCCGCATTGCCGGCGCGTTCATGGAGGTCGGCTGCGCAGCCCCTTACAGCGTGGCCAAGTTGGACAACTCGGTGTTCTGGCTGGGCGCGGACGCGCGCGGCAATGGCATCGTCTATCGCAACAACGGCTACAACGGCCAGCGCATCAGCACGCACGCCGTCGAGTGGCAGATTCAGCAGTACGGTGTGTTGAACGATGCGATTGGCTACTCGTACCAGCAGGACGGCCATTCGTACTACATGCTGACGTTCCCGACCGCCAACGTGACCTGGTGCTATGACGTCGCCACCAACGCTTGGCATGAGCGTGCCGGCTGGAACGGTGTGCAGTTCGTGCGGCACCGCAGCAACTGCCAAGCCAACTTCAACGGCGAAGTCGTCGTTGGCGACTGGATGAACGGCTTGGTGTATGCGTTCGACCCTGAGGTCTACAGCGACAACAACGAGGTGCAGCGGTGGCTGCGGTCGTGGCGGGCGCTGCCGCCTGGCCAAAACAACCTGCGCCGCACGGCGCAGCACACGCTGCAACTTGACTGCGAGTCGGGCGTGGGGGTGCTGAACTCCGAGACGTTCCTGCTGTTGGCTGAAGACGGCGACTTCTTGCTGTTGGAAAACGGCGACTTCATCAGCGCCGTCAACACCTCAACCGTGCTGGGCGTCAACCCCGAGGTCATGCTGCGTTGGAGCGACGATGGTGGCCACACCTGGTCAAACGAGCATTGGGCCAGCATGGGCAAGATCGGCGAGTACGGCAAGCGCGTGTTCTGGCGCCGGCTGGGCATGACGCTCAAGCTGCGCGACCGCGTGTACGAAATCAGCGGCACAGACCCCGTGAAGATCGCCATCATGGGGGCCGAAGTGTTGATGTCTCCGACGAGGGCGTGACATGCAACTGGCCCCCCGCGTGCCGGCTTCGCGTGACCCGCTGGTAGATGCTGGGGCGCTGACCACCCGCGCTTGGTTCCGCTTCTTTCAGTTGCTGGAATCTTCAGTTGAGAATTCTGCGCTGCGTCAATACACCATCGTGCAAAACTCCACCGGGTCAACGATGCCCAAGGGCACGGTGGTGGGGTTTGCGGGTGTAGGGTCCAACAACGTGCTGTCGGTCGCGCCGTACTTGGCTGACGGCAGCACGCCCACACTGTTCATTCTTGGCGTGTTGGCCGAACAGATACCTGACAGCGGATCGACGGGGCTGTGTTGCGTGTGGGGCGAGGTCAGCGGCATCGACACCAGCGCGTTCAACGTCGGCGACATTCTGTACGCCAGCCCAACAGTGGCGGGGGCGTTCACCAACGTCAAGCCTACCGCGCCGAACAACGTGATTCCGTTGGCCGCGGTGTTGATCAAGAGCGCCACGGCAGGCGTCATCTTTGTGCGGCCAACGATTGAGCAGCAGAAGTACTACGGCGAGTTCAGCAAAACCAGCGACCAATCGCCCGCGCTCATCAACACGGCCTACGCGCTGACGTTCGACAACGCCGACATTTCCGAGGGCATCAGCATTGGCTCGCCGGCCTCGCGCATCGTACTGTCGCAGTCAGGCTTGTACCAGTTTAATGCCACCGTCCAGATCGGCAGCACCAGCAGCAGCGCCAAAACGGTTTGGCTGTGGTTCCGCAAGAACGGCACGAACATCGCCAACACGGCTCGATTGGTGACGATCAACATCAACAACGGGTACACCGCCGTGGCCATGGCCGAGTTTTTCTCGTTGGCGGCAAACGACTACATTGAGATCATGTTCGCTGCGGACGATACGGCCATCCTTGTGGATAATGTCGCTGCGACGGCGTTCGCCCCGGCAGCGCCCGCAATTGTGCTGGCGGTGAGCCAGATTCAACAGTAAGAGGGCACTATGGCGGTTAGCCTTTCCCAATACGCCGGCGCAGGCGCTCAGTTCTTCGACAACAACGGCGTGCCGCTCAACGGTGGGCTGATCTACACCTACGACGCCGGCACGACCACACCCGCGACGACATTCACCGACTCAACGGCGGCCACCAACAACACGAACCCCATCGTGCTGGACAGCGCAGGCCGCACGCCCGCGCAGATCTGGCTGACCGCAGGCGCATCATACAAGTTCATCCTGCAGACGTCCGCAGGCGTCACCATCAAGACGGACGACAACATCTACGCTTCGTTTGAACTGACAAAGGAAGTGGGTGTGACGGTGGGCCAAGGCGGCAACCAGATCGCTACCAACGTCGCGGTGGGCAACACGGCGCTGGACTCCAACACGACCGGCACCAACAACACGGCGGTGGGCTACGACGCCATGACGGCGACCACTGACGGCATCCAGAACTCGGCGTTTGGCGCTGGGGCGTTGGACGCCAACACGGGCGGCGACTACAACACCGCGCTGGGCTACAACGCCCTGACGACCGCCACTACGGCCAACTACAACACGGGCGTGGGATACCGAGCGCTGAACGCGGTGGCCACCGGCAGCAACAACACCGCACTCGGTAGCGACGCGCTGCTGCTGGCCACTGGTGGCAACAACACGGCTGTGGGCTACCAAGCCGGCAACAGCATTACGACCGGCGCGAACAACACGGTGATCGGGTTCGACGCTGACGCGTCATCGGCCACGGTCAGCAACGAAGTCACCATCGGCAACAGCAGCGTCACGTCGTTTCGCGTGCCAGGCTTGACGCTCACGTTCAGCGTCAAGTATTTCAACCACGGCACGCTGACGGTGGCTACACTGCCCGCTGCGGCCACAGCA